ATCGCGAGCAAGGTCTGAAACCTGCTCTTCTGTCATATCACCTGGCGCTTCGATGACGCCGCCAGGGTTGGCAGCGTTGCCGAAATATGAAGCAGCATAAACTTCAGCAGCCATTGCAGAACCAAGAGTTACGCGGGCTGCACCAATCGGTCCAAGACCAAGCAATTGTCCTGGAAGTCTAAAGAGCGGAATGTGAACAACTTCGTTTGCGCCTAATTCATAAGAGAAATTTCCAAATGCATCGCGCACCATATAGCGTAGCGGTTCACCTGGACGTGGACGCTCAACACGAACATCGCGAGGATTGAGAACATAGAGTTCAAGAACTTCGCCCATATCATCCATCACTTTGAGGATGAAAGCATTTCCTTCTAGGTTCAACGAAGAAATGATTTGTTCGTAGAACTCCAAGCGTGTTGTCTCTGGGTTTGGTTGATTGACCCAGGTTGGAACTTCGCCATATACAGCAGCATAAGAAATACGGTTGCGACCACGGCGAACATAGGCGCCAAGCGGAAGCGATGAAATCGTGTCGCCAAGTAAGCGAACGCAGGCATACACTGTTGACATACGGATTGCTGTTTCGGAGTTGACATCAACTCCTGCTGGTGATGCATACGCTGGTCTGCCAGGAATCAGCGGTTCAACAAACTGATTCTGCGCACGCTTTTCACCTGCTGCGCGAAGTCTCTTAGATAGACTCATTGCCTGCCTTTTCTGCTAAGTGATACCAACCGCCATCCCAAAGGGTTAGCAGTCTGCGGAAGTAATCTTCGTACTCTTTGGCGATAACATCTAATGCATATCTGCCAACAGAATGTTCTCTGATTTTCTTTCGGTCTAGGGTTTTGACCTTTTCGGCTGCATCCATAAACTCTTGCAGCGTTCTGCAACGGTAGCCTGTCAGACCGTTGATGTTGTTCTCTGTGAATGCTCCCCAATCAGTTGTGATTGTTGGCGTGCCACAGGCTTGGGCTTCAATCACCACATTTCCAAATGGTTCGATATACAGCGTTGGAGCAAAGGTTGCGATGGCATTGCCCATCAACTCTGCTCTTTGTTCTGGTCCTACTGAGCCAACAAACTCTCCATATCCTGATTGCTCACCAGGACCTGCCAGGATAAGTCTCTTGCCTAGGCGCTGGCAGACTTCCTGAGCAATTTTGTAACCTTTGCGTTCAATCAATCGCCCAATGAAAAGGTAGTAATCACCTTTGCCTTCACCAAGCGGGAACATCTCTGGTTCTAGGTATCCAGGAATCACAGTGTCAAAGAATTGACCATCAACAGCGGTCGGATTCTTGTGGCCAGCATAAATCGAGTGCATCCAGGCATATGATTCAAAGACTCTAAAATTGCTAAAAACGCCGCCATAGCCAACGCCAAATTCAACGATGATGTGATTGGGGTACTTATCAGCAATCTCTTTATGGGCATATCCGCCAATGAGACAGATGAAATCTTGCGCTTCTAAGTGGCTCTGCATTAGCCGAATCACATTGGTGTTGAATACACGCCAGTGCAGCGCACTGGTATCGAATGATGCCTGCGTGTAGTGGCTGTTGCCAACTGCCTGTGCGCGGCGCTCTTCGGAGATACAAGTAATAAGTTTTGTGACTGGCGCTTCAACCTTCTCGCCAGCGTATAAATAAACTTCGTGACCAAGACTGGTCATCATTATGCAAAACCGCCTGACCTTTTCGGTGAAGGCGCATCCTGCAAATTCTTTCGTGACCTGCGTATGTGGCAGGCTTACAACATGAAACCGCATACATCCCCCGATGTTTGTAGTTATATTACTGCACTATCTTTATAGATTGTGCTTAAAGACCAAGAGCCTTAAGGTCATCTGCATCAAGACCAAGCGCTGCTAGTTTGGCTTCTGCTGCTGCTTTCTTGGCTGCTGCTTCTGCTGTTGCTTGCGCTTCTGCTGCAATAATTGCTTGTTCTTTTTCCCACTGAGCAAGTTCATCTTCAGTATAAGGTCTTTCAATAACTTCTTGTGTTTCGCAATTAATTTCTAATGAAAACATATTACACCAATCCATATAATGTCGCACGAGTTCCAATATCAAAATTAGAAGTTGAAAAAATTTTTATAGATGTTATTGCGTTTGTGTTTTGCCATTGAGCAAAACCCATACCAACTCCTGGGGCATCGCTAAAAGCGCCACCACTAAACAACATAGTCTTTCTAAGCGTTGTTGATTTGTAATCAGGAAAAATCATTTGCGCATTAGCCATATAATCACCGCTAACTTTACCAACCCATAAATTACCGAGTCTTAGAGCAGACTGCGTATCACCGCTTGTAACAGTAACTCCAGTTCCAGAACTTGCATAAGTGACATTTCTAGAAAATCTATAGTTTGTTCCAGTATCTCCATTCACTTGAACACTTAATGATGTTCCGTTTTCACCTGCACTGCTAGTGCGCCCAGAAATCACAACCATCAAATGATTATAACTTCCACTAATTGATGAAAATGTAATATCTGCTGCAGTAGAACCAGTAACTGTAGTGTCTGCAATTTGAGTCATTGCACCAGCACTAGGCGTAGCCCACTTCAACCCTGTTGCCGTACTGGAGTCAACCGTTAGAACCTGATTAGCGCTTCCTACTGCTAATACAGAAGCATCATTAGTAGCACTACCTACAACCAAATCTCCTTTGGCTGCGGGAGCAATAGATGATGCTGTTGCTTTAGTTATTGGCATTAGTTACCTCCAAGTAAGAGTTTGGCTTCTTCTTCTGTGATGCCTAGTCTGGCTAGGAGTGCTTGGCGTTGGGCTGCCTTGGCTGCCTCTGCTTCTACCCTAGCCTGTTCTGCATTTCTGACTTTATCAATTTCTACTTGTTCTTCAGCAGTTCTAGGTCGTTCAATTATTTCGCCAGTTTCGCAATTTACCTCTGTGATTAGTTCGGTCATTATTTGATACCCCACAATTCGTATGAACCAGCAGTTATGTTTCCTCCACCAACAGCATTTTCAACATTTATTGTTGAAATAGCAGATGTAGTACTAGTAGCACCCCCACCAGTCATTCTATTATTGTTTGTTCCATCATTGGAATTTCCAGCAAAAAAGACGGGTTTAGAGCCAGCAGTTCCTGCGTAATTTTTAAATAAAATACCTAGTGACATATTACCACTTAAATATTGTTGAGAAGTTGCAAACCTAATGTAATTATCAGTTTCAGAAGTATTGTTGACAATGCGTTGGTTTGGTATTGTACTACTTGCTCCAGCAACCCAAACACCAATATACTTTCCTGCAGTATCAAATTTAACTCCATATATATAAAGATATAAATCAGTATAAGTTTGAGTGATTGAAGAAATTGCTGTTGCGTTTGCAAGTGAACCTGAAGTAATTAATGTCATTCCACCACTAGCAGGCGTAGTCCAAGACAATCCTGTGCTGGTTGTTGATGCAGCAGTAAGGACTTGTCCATTGGTTCCAACAGCCAAGCGGCTATAGTTATTATCAGCAGTACCAGCAATCAAATCACCTTTAGCATCAAAGGTAGCCTGATTAACGAATAGGCTATTGGCAACTGTCTGTGAGTAGGTATCTGACAATGGGATTGTCTGGTTAGCAAAGATTTCAATGATGTCGCCAGCAATGGTTGCATCAATTAAAGTAACAGTAGTTCCGTCAGTAGCGGTATAGTCATTGGTGCGAGATAGTAATACACCGTTGCGATATACAGCCTCATAACCTACTGAGTAAACCAGTGATACCGAGTTGTCGTCTAGTCCAGATAGGCTGGTAGTACCAGCACTAGGTGCCTTAGACCAGCGAACTTGTAGTACTGGTGTAGTACCTATTCTTCCTGTAGCCATCTAGTTTCCTCCCGATGGTGACTGTGGAAATACAATATTTAATGGGTCTGTAACTGTTGATGGCAAGTCACGAAGTGCTTGGCGATAGTTAGCCCAAGCAGTTTTGTCCCAAGGAGCATCTTCAATCATACGAAAATCTGAAGCAGCAAGTAATTTATCGCGCCATAATCTGATTCGCTCCCAACGCCATTCGTCAGGAATATCAGGAACATAGATTGCATCTGGATATGGAATCACATTAAGCCTTTCTATAATATGAAAAGAAAAGAATTTCATCATTAGTCGTTGGCGCTACTGGAGTTGCCGAGTCAATAGGAGCCCAACTAGAAACATAAGTGCTATTGCTATTAATAACATTGAAACCCATTTGAGTTGTTGAAGGTCCAGTGCAAATTAATTGATATGCAGTTCCTGTTGAAGCATCAAAAAAAGCACCACTAGCGGAAATTAAATATGTGTTGGAAGCAATAGTAGCGGCTGTTACAGGAAGCGAAATACGCATTTGTCCCGTGTTACTCGTAGTTGAACCCCATAAAATGCGACCATAGAAAAATACTGTATCTCCTGTTGAGATGTAGTAAGTAGTTAATGTTCCATTACCCAAAGTCCAGTTTGTTGTTGTGGGTGTAAATGCAGTTGCATTAGGCAAACCACTAGTAATGGTGGACCATTTCAAACCAGTTGCCGTTGTTGAGTCAGCAGTGAGAACTTGGTCGTTACTGCCCACTGCCAACCTAGCAGGCGTATCTGCTGCCGTAGCAGTTAGAATATCCGCTTTAGCATCAAAGATAGTAGGCTGGATTGCGGTATCACCCGCACCTAATCTTCCTGTTGACATTAGACCAACTCACTTCCAAATGCATTGAATGACATTGTTGCAGTTGATGCATACACAGTGATGACATCAGCAGCATTGAGTGTGATTCCAAGAGTTAAGGTATCGGTTGTATTTGCTGGCAAAGAAATATCGTATGCAACATAATGTTGCGCTGCTAGTGCTGCTCCATCTGGGCGCACTGCAATGCGATAGGTAGCAGCAGTTGCTGCCTGATTGCAGACAGTAATTGTGCTGACAATCGCTTCAGTTGCTGACGGTACTGTATAAAGAGTTGTTGCTGTTGTTGCCGATGGGTTTGATTGACCCAAAACCTTGTAAGAACTTGCCATTATATTTTCTCCTTATTTACATTCCGCCAAGTAGGAAATTGATTGGTAAAGCATCTGCGCCTGCACCTGCTGGGCCAGTTGCACCCGTAGCACCAACTGGTCCTGTTACACCTGTTGACCCTGTGGCACCAACTGGTCCTGTTGGTCCAGTAGGTCCAGTCGGACCAACGGGGCCTTGTTTGCCGACAATTGCCAACTCCCAAGCGCTACCGTTCCAATACTTTATTGTGGCCATCAATAGTCCTTTGTTTGTAACATACTTCTATTAGAGTGTTCCGCCT